GGAAGATATTAAAGCGTGGGTTGAGCGTTTATTCCGTGACATACGTGATCCGGCTGGTATGTCCAATGACCACTTTGGCAAGGTTACTCGCTTACTGAAGGATTTTGAACGAAAGCTTAATGAGCTCAGGTCTTTTTGCAGCAAGGGCAATGCTCTATTCAAAAAAGACAATCTGCTTAAAATCCAGCATGCTTTTTATAAAGATTCTGAAAAACAGAAGTTTGCCAAGTTTGCGGATCAGTACGCTTAGATAATTAATCCTTCAGGTTTCATTATTGGCATATAGCGGTTATCCAAATCTGGATTAACCTTTAAAAACAATGAATAAAGAGGTGTGTCCAGTTTTGGGCATTCCTTTTCTTCACTTCTGACGTTAATTTAACTTATTGTTTTCTAAGGTAAGCGCAAAATTGCGTTGACTAAACTTGGTAGCAAATAACTACGAAAGGTCCGTAATTTTCCTCAGTGCGTAAAGTTAAAAATAATCAAGCACTTCCTCAATTTGAGAATATGCTCTAGGTGCAAATCAATCTCCAAAATTTATTGGAGATTACAAAGATCCTAAAGGCCGTACTTATCCTTGCTATCACTTCCCAAAACGCGAAGCTTGTTTAATGCACTAAAAATCTGTTTGGACTAAGTGATTGTTTATTTTTAACTTTCACCATTGAAGGAAGTTGAATAGAAAATACTGCAAAAATAAGCAAAGACCAGATATGGTGCTTGCTGAGCGTGGTGTTATTACTTTACCCCCAATGGGGGAAATGGATACGCTCAAAATTGAGCACATCTAACTACACAAAAAAGTGTAGAGCCTTTAAATGTTCTGCCGCTCCAATTACCCAACAAACCCCGACTCACGACGAGCAAGACTAAGCCTTGAACACTAACAATTGAGGCACTAATCATGACCCGTACAATCAAAACACCTGGTGCAACCAAGGCACAGGAAACCGAAGTTAAAACACAGACTGTTGATGTGGCAGCTCAGCCAGTACTTCATGAAAACCATGACACAGCGCCAGAAGGCAAGGCGGAAAGTGTTGATGTGATTCCAGATGATAACCAGCCATTAAACCAAGTCGCAGATGTTGGTGAAAAACCACTGGCTACTGGAAGCACTGTAGCACCGGAAAATACGTCTGAAATTCTTGCCGAGATGAAGGAGCGTATGGATCGGCTTGAACAGGAAAATGCACAGCTCAAGCGCGGATCTGCATCAACTGTAAGCTCAGCTACTCAAGCGCATGATGCTAACCCTTCTGGCCAAGAACGACGCGTAACTGTTCTTACCCCTAATGGATGGTCCAAGGAGGTTCGCTAATGTGTGGCGGATTCTTTGGTAAAGCTATCTCAAAAGTGACTGATGCAATCGGCCTTACTGATACCAAGGCTGATTCGAAAGGCTTTGATGCAGAAGCGGCTGGTATTGAAGCAAAGCGTAAGGCTCAAGAAGAGTTAAACGTAGCTACAGCTCAAAAGCGTAAGCGCAAAGCTTCTGAGGTCTTGGCGCCAGCATCAGACACTGAAAAGAAAACTACTTTAGGGGGCTAGTATGGAAAAAGTGGCTCAGCTTTGTAAGCGCCTTCAAGATTTAAAAGCAGTTCGGTTGCCTTTAGAAAAGCACTGGAAAGAATGTTATCAGTACGGCGCACCAGAAAGGCAGCAGGCTTTTGATGGCAGTGATATTACAAATACACGTAATAATCAGCGAGCTGAGCTGCTGGATTCTACTGCTTCAGAGGCAGTATTAATACTTGTTTCAAGCCTTATCTCCGGTACAACTCCTGCGAATGCAATCTGGTTTAAAGCTGTTCCGGATGGACTGGATGATGCATCGGAAATGACAGAGGGAAAACGCTGGCTAGAAAAAGTCTGTCATTTTATTTGGACAAATATTCACGGCGCTAATTTTGACTCAGAAATATTTGATCTGATCTTGGACTATGTTGTAGCTGGCTGGGGTGTAATGTTTGAGGATATTGACCGCAAGGCCAACGGTGGCTATGTATTCCAGACTTGGCCTATTGCTGAATGCTATCTGGCATCAACTCGTCAGGATGGCATTGTAGATACAATCTATCGGCAGTTTGAGATGACTGCATCCGCGCTAATCAGTGAGTATGGCGAAAACAAGGTTAGTGATGCAGTTAAGGATGCTTATAAAAACAATCCGGATAAGCGATTTAAAGTTTTATTTGCAATCGAGCCACGGCCAGACTTTAAGCCATCACGCGATGGCAGGCCATTGCTGGCAAAGAAAAAAGCTTTCGCCACATATCATGTTGAAGTAGACACTAAAACCATGCTCAAGGAGTCAGGTTATGACGAATTTCCTTGTGCCGTTCCCCGGTTTAGAAAAATACCTGGCAGCGTTTATGGTGTTGGTGCCATGTCTACTGCATTACCAGATGCCAAGCAGCTTAATAAAATTCTTCGGGACTACACACGTAGTCTGGAAATTGGTGTTTTGGGTATGTGGATTGGTGC